GGCTGCTACGGAATTCCTCCAATAGTAGCACGCTCTGCCCTCTGTAACCGTCAAAAGGATGCTTATAATCCGTGACCCGGTAAACATCCGATGGGTGCTCGACTCCCTCTAGGATTCCTCTTGTTTTCCCGGTTCCAGTGGGGCCCCAAATGTACTCCACCTGTACATCTCTCCATGTATTGACTTTCTCGGCTAGGAGTTCCATTCTCATGCCCGCGATTCCACTTCTACAACGTCCGAAGTGTGCTGGATATGCTCGCATTATTTCAGAGTCAGTAGCCCCAGTTTCTAACATTTGTAAAATATAGTCCCATGCTGATTCCGCCCTATCTTCGGGGTCAGGTATTTCACCGTGAACAAAAGCAATATTTTCATCTTTTTGACAATAATCACTTGCTTGGATATGGAGTCCTTTTTGCTGTTGAGCCCAAAACTCCCCATGAGATAATCCTAATCTCGTTTGTGCACTTTTCCCGGAAACTCCGTTAGTGAAATATACGTACCCTTGTAGATGAGGTCTGCCCTCTTCTGTAAGTTCGTGACCAAATACAGCATAGTCTATTTTAGTGTCCCTTTTGATGTGTTCTAGCAGGTCTTTGACCATCTCTCCTTCTGCGCGTTTCTCAGGCCAGCAGGTGTAAACCCAACCACGGCTTCGTTTAGCCATTACATCATCTCCCTTGTGCATTTTCCACACCATTGAAGGCCCTTATACCATGCCTCCCATGACTTCTTTCGTCCGCAATCGCAGTATCTGTCGTCTATACCCATTGGGACTTGCTGGTTCCGTGTTCTTGATAAAGACATCGCCAGTTGACGACTCTGTATGGCACGTAAGTACGGAAATAAAATGACAAAGAGAAGAAAAGCAGGAAAGGTAACCAAAATACAAGATACTTGTCTTACAGGTACCACTATGGGCGGAATTGGTGCATCCACATTCCAAGAGTATTACATTAATGCCCCCCATATTCTTTCCATGCTGAATAGAAAAGCATTCCACCAAGTTAATTCAGACGGTTCCATCAAGAACTACGGTTTACAAATCGAGGTTCTAAATATGGTAAATGCTACATCTTACATTTATACGGCCCCACATGGCTATGTGACTGAATTAGCGACTAAGGCATGGCATCAGGCGAGAAAAGACAGGTATGAAGACGCAGGATTCAAACTATCTGACTTAGGATATGGTGCCCGCATGAGATTTGCTCTTGACAAAGATATGGCGGATACAAATCAATCGACTGGCGCTTATATGATTGGTCCTGACCACCTTTCTGATAACATTCAGAATAAAGGTGAATGGGATTGGTCTGAAATCATAATTACACCACCTGTAATTGACGACAACGCTGGTAGGGATATTCACGCTAATGATATGACGGATTCTTTCCTTCTTCATCTCTGTGGTGACCACACTACTGAGACAGTAGCGGCTTACAAATATACCCACGTTGGTATGCTTCAATCATGGACAGAAAACTCCCGAGGATGGTCAGAACCTGACGCTGAAGAAGTGTTTCAACCTGAGAACCCTCTTGCATTTGCTAGAATGTCAGAGAGTTCAACATTTACTTTGACTACCGAAGTATCTGATGAGCAGAAACAGTCCCCTCCGTATTCTAATGCGGATGATGACGATACTGATTCTCCTTTCGCTAGGCTCGTTTTGGCTGGCCAAATTGAGTCCGAATTCCCTAATCCAGCAACTAATGATGATATCACAGTTGCCCCGGGAGGAGTTGCTAAAATCCTAATTATGAACAATACTGCTGAAGCAGCATATCCACATATTGCTTTGAGAATATTTGAATTATGATTATGCCACAAGAGAACAAAGGGAGGGGAACTCCCCAAGGTTCAGGCATTGATTTGAAGGCATGGACTAGAATTATTCTTATTCTAGCGTCCACTTTATTTGTTCTTCAAGGGGGCGATTTAAACTCGCTTCCCATTCCTTGATACGAGTGCTATTCTTTTCTTGAATTGCTATCTGCCCTTGTAGAGCACGCTCTGCGTTCTCGTTGTCGCCTAGAGGACTAATATTACCCTCTAGGTGACCCTTGTGCATCTGTGCATCTATTCTTCGCTCAAATGCTGCAAATGTCTCAGGATAGTTTTCTTGAACATTCTTGTATTGTTCTGAAAATGGGATATTCGTTACGATGTATATTTTATCCCACCCGGATATCTTGTTTGAATATCGGCATGGTAATTCGCAGTAATAACCATCAAGATAGACCAACATTTGTTCACATGGTAGGCTGCTACGGAATTCCTCCAATAGTAGCACGCTCTGCCCTCTGTAACCGTCAAAAGGATGCTTATAATCCGTGACCCGGTAAACATCCGATGGGTGCTCGACTCCCTCTAGGATTCCTCTTG